GATACCGACATACTATTTTGTCTCCGTGTTTTCTTTTGGTTAATCGAAAAACGCTACCCAAGTATACGGACATTTTTCTAGCTTGTTTACGTCTGTGCTACTGTCGACGGATGGACCTTTCGGCTACCCACCATTACTGAATATATGAATATTCAGTAAACTTGTAAACCTTTAAGCGGGTTGTATCGGGGTCTCATCTGGGTATGCTAGCTTAAATAAAGAGTCCATTCTCTCTACTGCTGCTGCATGACCTTGATGATCACCGGATGAATACGCCGTCATAAAGTCTGAGTCTCGGTTATACCTAGCGATCTCTTGTTTAGCCTGTTCAGGGGTCATAGTAAAGCTTCTTTGTCCTGAATTATCAGATTTTCCTTCAGCTAAACCTTCTCCCATTTTAGAGAACATTCTTAACATCATAGGATTATTACCCATACCGCTAGAATCAAGCCATTCTTTAAGCTGGGCATCGCCATAGGTATCTACAGCTCTTCTAGCTAGATCAACACGTTCATCATAGGCTTTACCGAACTCTTTTTTGACTTCTTCTACCCATTTTGAGCTTTGTTGAACAGCGTCTTCGCCCTGAATCATAATTTGGCCATTAACATATTCGTTATAACCATCATATAATTCTTTGGCTTGTTTAGGTGTTAAACCAGCTTTATGAGAAAGTTCTTTGTAAGTATTTTCAAAGTTTTCATCATATTGCACGCCTGCTGGCATTTCTGGTCTATCACCAAAATTGTAGTCTTTAGCACTTGCGGGTCTGCCTAAACTGTCGTAGAACTGCCCCCAATCGCTATCAGTTGCATTTTCATCAGGTAATGCAACCCTGTTTTTGCCAATCATCTTTTGAGCATGAATATAGCTTTTAGCTAAGTTGTCTGCATCTTTGATGTCAGCTAGTGAAGGGTCTGAACGTATATCGTCGGATAGTGACGCTTTCCAATCTTGAACTGGTGCGTCTGTTGAGCTACCCGTGTCTGTTGCGACGGACCCTGTAGTTGTTTCTTCACTCATTAGTTACCTCCATATTGAGCATTGATTTAAAGTCCTCAGGTTTCTTATTAAGAAACTTAAGGATAGAAACTACGATACGACGCATTCCTTCACGATGCGCTGTTTCGTAGGGATCATTTGGGACATGTGAAGTGTCAAAAATGAAACTCTGTTTACAAAGATGATTCAAAACGATCTCACCTTCTTTTGTATCAAATACAGCTTTATAGCTTTCATTTAATTGTTGTATTGTTGGTTTAGCCAAGTTGTTGTGTATCCTTCCTTATTTGTTGCGCCTGCGCTAGATCAACTTGTGATTTAGCGGCTTCTTGTTCTTGCTGGGCACGCATCATCTCTTGTTGTTGTTGAGCTCGTTCTTGTCGCATTTGCTCAACTTGTTCTTGCTCATGTAGTATCTGCGGAGGTGCATCAAGGAGGTGGTGGAAATATCTCATAGTTTCGTCAGCATTCATTAAATCTAATATCTCAGGTTTAGCTTGGAATAAAGGAGCCATACTTTCAAATAGTCTTGTTACTGAGAATACTTGACTTGATTTTTGAGCTTTAGCTATAGGAGAAGTATAATCTATTTTCATATCCAATCCTTCAATTTGTGAAGGAGCAGGTGGAATCATTTTCTTTCTTGCCATTATTTGAAAGACACGCTCGATCAGAGGTCCAAGGAACTCGACTTGTAGTCTACCAACCATCGGGCCCATGAGTCTCATCTTTTCTTCTTGACGAGCTATAACTTCAGTAGCAGTCATATTAGGACCACCTTTCTGATCTGGCATTTGCATCCAGTCTACATGAAATGCTCTCATGATATGTTCTCTTCTATTTTCAATTAAGTCAAAACCAATATCAGGTCTTGCTCTTGTTTCTAATGGTTCTATTCTATCTTGACTACCTGATCTGTAGAAGTTTAAACCTCCAGGCATAGTTCTTACAGGTAAAATAAAACCGTCATCAGGTACTAGTAAAGGAGGATCTGTAATTTTTTGAGCGGCTTTGATTATAGTTTTCATCATTTGGTTAACCATTTTAATATCGGGGAGAGAGGTCATGGATGGTGAACGCCCGTATATTTCGCCTGCAACCTTTTGCCAACGCGGTACCATGTAAGGAAACTCGTCAAAGCCGCCTTCTTCAAGCAGCGCTTTTTCTTCTATCATTACATAACAAGACTTAAATGGCTTTTGTTTTGGGGATTTGATGGGTTCGCCATAGGTCTCAGAAGGTTCTACTGCATGAATAACGTCAAATTCTCTGAAAGGGTCTTTTTCAGCTATCTTAATAACACTTGCAGGCACAGCTTCACCGAATCTCTCTATAAGTTGCCGACCTGTTCTTTTATATTTTCTATATAAAGTATCTACAAAACCTTTATCATTTTCTTGAATATAGCAATCAGCTAAATGAAAAGTTCTAAATGTTATTGCCTGGCCAGGCAAGTCTTGAACCATCATGACTCCAGTTCCAAAAGAACCTAAGTCTAAATATAGTTCGTGTGCTTGGCTATTAAAATTACTTATAGGTAAATTGAATACTCGTTCATAAAGTATTGTTGTAACTTCATCAAGCCAAAGTTTAACAGGGAGTTCCTGGTTAAGTTTATCGTCGTAAGTTTTTAAAGAAAACCATCTTTGGGAAGGAGATGTTAAGAAACTATGAAGGCCCGAGGCAAGTTGTTCATTTGCAAGTGGAGCTGTAGTATCGTAGATCTTTTCATATCTCGATGTGTCACCTCTAAAGCGAATTGTACTAAAGTCGCCTCTGTTTGGATTCACATACTCCGCGCAGTCTTGCCACAAGTTTTCCCAAGGAGTTCTAAATGATTTTAGACTCTCTTGCTTCTTTATCACTCGCGTGACTAAGTCTTCCATAACTTAACCTTCTGACGAACCGATAAGCGTCTGATAAGCTATTTGAGCTTCCTCTTCAACTCCCTGTCCGCCTGTTGCAATTGTTCTTTTTCTTGTGAATTTATTTTTCATTTGCTTCCTCTTTTGCTCTGCAGCTTGTTGCCCAGATTGAGCAGCCTCAGGCGCAGGAGCCGGTGGAGGAGGTGGTGGAGGTGGAGGAGGTGGTGGTGACTTTTTCTTAAATAAAGAGCCCATTGCTAATAATCTCCTAGTATGTTGTAGTCCTGTTGAGCAGAAGTTGGGAGCTTCTCTCTTTTGTTAATATAATCTCTCGTTCCCAATGCGAGATACCTAAAAGCATCAGCAGCGTGACTTGTCCAATCATGCAGAGGTTTATCGCGGTAAACTTGCCTTTTTTCGTCGAAGTCTTTTCTGTACTGGCGTAATGCTTCAATTAGTAAATTACAGCGTTTTTCATCGAAATAACACCGTGGAATTATAGTTCTTGCAGCTTCTATTCCGTCATCAATTTGTACGTTTTTACATATCTCAAAGCGTAATCCTAGCTGCTGAGCTACTTCCCAACGGGATTTACCAGTTCCCATTTCTCTAACCTTTATATCATGTGGAGCAATATGCGAACCATATAAATAATCTTTTTCACGGACATATTTTATATAGTGAGCCATACCTTCTCCTTGGTTTTCATAGAAATCTATGATTCTTATTTCTTTCCCATGGCGTTGGAAGAATATAATTGCTGTATTATCACCCATTCCAAGGTCCCAAGCTGTATGTACTTCAAGCCTAGATTCATAAGGAACATTGCAAATTCTATCTTCTGCAAGAGCTTTTGACATTAAACTACCATAATATGAGCCAACTAATGGAGCATCAAAGCTACAATAAAACTCTTGCTGGATTAGCTCTTCTGGCATACCAGCTTCTCTTTCTTCTTCTATAGCTTCTTCAGGAATAGCTTGTGTTGTTGTAATACTTAGTCGTTCAGAAAACCATCTAGCATTTTTAGTTGCCATGTTGAAAAGGTCATATCCGTGGTTTCTACCTCTAGCGGTGTAAATAAAAACTGCCCATCCGCCATTCTCCGCCAAGATGGGACGAACGAGATTCCAGGCCCTTGGATCCTGAAGACTGTACTCTGAGAATATGACCCCAACTGGGTTTGATCCCACAAGGCGATCAACGTTATCTGTTCCAACCACTTGGTAAATGGATCCATTTTTAAGTTCTAAACGCATGTCGGTATTGTTTACCGAAGCCCATAAATCTTTTGGAAAATGCTCTAAAAAGCTTCTTCCATCTTTCGTCATTCCATCCCATACAATTTTCCTTCCTTGGTTATAAGTAGGTAATAAATGCCAATATAAGCCAACACGTTCTATAGCAGCACGAGCACACCAGTTAATAGATAATAAGTCTTTACCTGCTCGTCTATGCCATACGGCTACCGCACGCTTACCTCCATTCTCTAAATATTCCCATAGAGGTAGTTGATATTCACGCGGTCGCCAATTATCTGGGACCTGTATTTCCATTTATTCCTTTTCTTCTTGTTCAGAAAATTTTACCAGATTTACATTAATACCGCCAGCCATAGAGTCTAGCTCAACAGCTTTACGCTTAGGAGCCACATACTGGGCTAATTCTTTATTTGCTTGGAATCTTAGTTCTGGAGTATTAGCTGGGTCTTTAGAGATCATAGCTAATGCTTCAATAGGGTCGCATTCTAAGTTTTGTAGTTTTTCCATGACGGCAACAGTTTTAGCTCCTGGAGAACCTTTCGGTCTTCCGGCTCCAGGTCTGCTACCGCCGCGAGTTTGATGACTCATGAGAATATTCCAATAATTACTATAATAGCTATTACTGCGATTATAGCTGTCTTCTTATTCTCAGTGATTAACTGTGAGTAGGTCTTCGCCTTCTGCCACAATTGTATTACAGTCTCTTTCATATTTTTCTCCTAAATATATTTCGAGCTTATCATTATCTTCATTAAACTTAAATGGCATACATTTAAGGTCTAACAAATCTAAAGTGTACACTTTACCTGTCTTTTGATCTTTTGTAAACGATAACTTAATTGACTCTTCTATTGTTTTACGTTCAGTAGAAATAAAAGCATGACACTCCTGTATTGAATCAAACCAGGTATATTTGTGGTGTGTCATTATAGGGTCTTGCCCTGCTAAGAAGACTGTAGCATATACAGTCCAGATAAGTGAGTTCATAGGTTTATATATAGTGCTTTTATTATTAGTATATTGTATTTATTGGCAACTGCAAACAGATTAGAAACTTTTTTTAATTTTTCTTGTATATATAACACAGTTTTAATAGATCCGTTTGATTAAATATTTTATCCGTTAGCAAAATCCGCCCCACTAGGTCGCCGGCGTTAGAGCA